ACCGCGACAATAGCAAGTGCTGCGACAAGCTCAAGTGCTATCGATCTCGGTGGTGCCTACAAAAAAGTCATGGTTGGAATTCCGACGATGACAAGCGCGACCGATATATTTTTTCGGGTTTCTGACTCGATTGATGGAACGTTTAGGCGGATTTATCATTCCCCAAAGGTTGATTCGACAACGCCCACAGCGGTTCAATACGCTTCAACTGTGACGAATTGCTATGTTCCTCTGGATATCGCGGCACGTTTTTTTCAAATTGCTTATACTTCAGCTACGACTGAAGCAAGCCAAACGTTTAAAGTTTTATGTTCTTCATAAGGGGTATTTATGTTAGTTAAGGTTCATAATAGAAACGTATATCCATTTGAACAAGTTTTCAAAGGTCAAAAGGTTTTTATAAAACCTAATGATTATATAGAAATGGACTATATGGAAGCTGTTGAATTTAAGTCGTTATATTATCCAATTAAAAAAGATAAAGGCGGCTTGCAGGATCCTAAAACTTACAAATGGATTGAAATAGACGAGGCAGACACCAAGAAATTTTTTAAGTCATTGGGCAATCAAACCGATGAAAGAAAAGAAAAATTCGTTTGTCATGTTTGTTCCAAGGATTTTTTGACGAAAAATGGTCTTATGGCTCATATCAAAAAAAACCATTTATCTGATATGATGGATGAAGACGCTCGCGACGAGCTCATAGACAACGAAGAGGTTTAAGGTGAAATTAAAAGGCAGATGGTATGTAACTCTTTATGGCCCAGACAATGAAGTTAAGGACTATCGGGAGGGTAACAATGTAGTAACAACAAACGGAACGTCTTTTGTAGCGGCTTTCTTGAATTCTGCGGCTGCGGCGGCGGCAACCTTTACAATGAATTATATTGGTATCGGGACAAATGATACAGCTGAGAATTCGGCAGATACTGCACTTGGAACCGAGCTTGATCGTGCTCAAGCTACAATTTCAAACGTCACTGGTTCGATTTATCGCCTCACAGCTACTTTTGCTTGTGGAACGACATCGGCAGGCGCCATTGCAGAGTATGGGGTATTTGACTCCACAACTGGCGGAACTATGCTGAGTCGTGACACAGAATCTGTAATAAACAAGGGAGTCAACGATGACCTTGTTTGTGTTACTGAGATCACAATCAGTTAGTTCCCCATTTAGGGGATATTGTGGCTAATTACTCAATTACAGTTTCAAATACGTTCAATATTTTTGGTGGCACACCAACCAATCGATGGGGTAGTGCTGTCTCAGGGCGAACACTTGTTTGGCAAAGTGTTGGCGCTTCAACATTTGAGAATCTTTGGGGTACTCAAGAGGATTTCGAGCTTCTGATAACCAAAGGTATTTCAAATAGTCTCAATTTTGCTACAGATCCACAAAAAAGTGTCACAAAACAAGTCATCGATTCTATTGGATTGAGCTCTACGGTCGGCAAAAAGGTAACCCGTCAAATCGACGAGTCATTGAGTGTTGCCAATACCATGTCAACATTAACCAAGCAAAATAATGACTGGAACTATATTTTCCCAGGTGAAACAGATAACGCAATTGATCAGGCTGAAGTAACTTGGTCTGTAGTTTCTGGATCTTCTTCGACCTGGGCAACTGCGGCGGCAGCTGCAACAACTTGGACGGAGGCTTAACATGGCTTTGACGGTTTCCAACATAATGGAACGAGCGCGAGAGCGTTACAACGCGACTGGAGATGAGTTTTTTACTGATCAAATGCTTAGAGCTCTCATATTTTCGGCTCAGGAAGAACTCTCAAAAGAGGGTTGGGTTATAGAAACGACTTATACGACGACATCGACGAGCGGCACGAGAGAACTTTCATATCCATCCAACACTCTTGCCATAAAAGAGATTCGCTATGATTATGAAAAAATTAGAAAAGTTCCTCTTAGAAACGATCCAAAAACTTCCTCTACGAATCCAGAAGGCGAACCCCGTGAATATGCTATATGGAATGATATTATCATCCTATACCCAACGCCTGATACAACAGGCGATACGATCCAAATCCGCGTCTACTCGTACCCGTCTGATATCACGTCTAATGTATCTCCGCTTGAAGTACCCCAAGAATACCGAGACGATCTGATTAACTATTGCATTGCTCATATGGCGTTAAAGGATCAAAATGTTCCTATCTATCGAGAATATATTAGCGAATGGAAAATGGCCGTTGAGAAAGCGAAAGAACAACGTCAAAGGCGTCTCAGATCAGATAGGCCAGCCAAAGTAAGAGACGAATATTTTGGCAGTGACTTTCCAATTTCAGAACAGGAGATTATTTACGGTGGCTTCAGGTTTTAATGTAATTTTTCCTGATAGAGGTCGGATTTCTCTTGACGGAGGTTTAAATACAAAAGTTGATAGACAATGGCTTTTGGACAATGAAAGTCCCGATTGTCTAAATGTCATTTTTGGAAATGCTTCAGTTGAAACGAGGGGCGGAACTGAGCTTTTAAATACGGCTTCTGTGGGTTCTTTTTCGTGCGATGGTTTTTATGTCAGGCACGATAATTCTGGCGCAGAAACGATGGTAGCATGGTGGGATGGTACTCTATTCGATCTTCAGGGGACTTCATTTATAACAATTTCTTCAGCGCAAAGTGTATTCACAGCTGGTGCGCGAGTGCATTCTGCTGAATACGAAAATTATAGATTTTTCTCTAATGGGGAAGATACCCCATATAAATACAACGGTGATGAATTCACTAGGATGAGCGTTCCGGCTCCTACCGAAACTATGACCGTTTCTAATGCAGCGACAGGGAACGTATTAAACGGTGATTATCAATATAAGGTGACATATGTTAACTCAAATCTCGTTGAATCCGACGTTTCACCTGCTACTGCTACTTTTACATTTGCTAGTCAAAACGGTTATCTTGCTTCCATTCCTGTTGCTCCTGCTAGTTTTGGGATTAATAGTCGGCGTCTTTACCGTACCGATGCTGGTGGCGAGACATTTAAAAGAATCGCGACGATAAACGATAATACAACGACCACCTACGAAGACGGAGTTGCTTCATCAGCAGCGGGAACTGAAGCGCCAACTGATCAAGGCGTAATTGCTTCGACAGCCAAAGCCTTGTTGTACCACCAAGGCCGGATATTTTACATCGACACGGGCGATTGGCTCGTGAAATACAGCGAGGTGGGTAACCCTTATGTATTTAAAGCAACTAGTTTTATTCGCGTTGGTGATACTACTGGGGATCTCCCATGTACTTTGGGGATACATGACAATTCCATTATTATCGGATGCAAGAGACATATTTGGTGCATTTACATGCCTGACACTGATCCTAGTAATTGGGTTCAGTTACGATTAAAGACATCCTTTGGTTCAAAATCTCCATTTTCCGTTTTCAACTACAATAATAAGCTGATGCTCGGAGTAATGGAAAATGATAAATTCGTTGGATTTGCAGCTATCACCGGTCAAACGATTGAACCAACTGCAACGTTGATGACAATTTCTGCTACGGGATCTGATTTAAAGTCGAATGTTATTGAGCCGGATATGTTCAATATAGTTGAAAATCGGGTTGAAACGATTTCGTCCATCGTGTTTAAAAACAAAGCATATATTTCTGTAACATATACATCGGGCTCGACAAATAATCGCATTTATGTTTTTGATTTTGGCGATGAAAACCTAGGAAAAAAACAGAAATTTTCATGGGTTCCATGGACGGGAATGAATGCTGCTCAATTTGTGGTGTATGGAGGATCTCTATATTACGCGGATGATGCGGCTACTGGGCGGGTATTTTCCATGAATAGCTCGACCTATAGCGATAATGGAGTTGCTATAAACAGCTATTATTGGACAAAAGAATTCGGTGGCAAGCCTGGGCATGAAAACTATACGAAAGACTTTCGATGGCTTCATGTTTTATTTGAGCTCGTCGGTGATTATTATATGGATTTTACTCGTCGCATCGATTCTAAGGGTGGCGTTGGCGATACGAGGCAGATTGATTGCGATCCTGGTGGTTCTCTTTGGGGGACCATGATATGGGGACAAGATGACTGGAGTCCTGGCGGTGAACAGGCGGAGCTTAAAATACCTCTTGGTGGTCTTTCACCAGCGAAACGATTGCAGCTTAAGTTTTCAAATCAAAATACAATAAATCA